TTCATGGGTGCCAGCAAGGTTGTGCATCCTGCGATGACGGAAGCCTGTATTGACTTTGCTGCGAGGGCGATTAAAGAGATTTTCCCGCCTGATGGCCCTGTCCGCACCAATATTATCGGTGAAGTAACCGAGGATAAGACCGAAACTGCCGAGCGCAAGCGGGATTATCTTAACTGGCAGTTGACGGAGCAGATCGAAGAGTTCCGAGACGAGCAGGAACAGATGCTGACTCAATTGCCTTTGGGTGGATCACAGTTCCTGAAGCTCTATTGGGATGACCAGAAGAAGCGCCCTGCTGCTGAATTCCTTCCGATTGACAATGTTTACCTGCCTTTTTCGGCGGTTTCGTTCTACACGGCACAACGGGTTACTGAGGTTCAGGATATTTCAGAGTGGGAATTCAAGAATCGCATCCGTCGCGGGCTGTATAAGGATGTAGAAATCATTCGTGCGGCGCTGGAACCGGAAGAAAGCCACGCTGAGAAGGCTAATCAGAAGGTGGAGGGCAAGAAATATCAGGATAACGAAGACGGTTTGCGCCGTGTCTTCCACATTTATACGTGGCTGGAACTGGAAGATGACAAGCATTCTAAGGGGGAGATGGCTCCTTACATCCTGATGATCGACAAAAACGATATGGAAGTGGTTGGTCTGTATCGGAACTGGGAGGAAGGTGACGAAACGCTGACCAAGCTGGATTGGATTATCGAATTTAAGTTCATTCCGTGGCGGGGGGCGTATGCGATTGGCCTTGCACAGCTTATTGGAGGGTTGTCTGCGGCTCTCACTGGTTCTTTGCGTGCTTTGCTGGATTCTGCCCACATCAATAATGCTGCGACTATGCTCAAGCTCAAGGGCGGAAAGATGTCAGGGCAGTCCCAGCAGGTTGAAGTCACTCAGGTAGTTGAGGTTGAAGCTGGGCCGGGGGTAAACGACATTCGTTCTGTAGCCATGCCGATGCCGTTTAACCCGCCTTCTGCGGTTCTTTTCCAGCTTCTAGGCTGGCTCAGTACTGCGGCGAAGGGAGTTATTACTACTTCCGAGGAAAAAATCGCTGATATCACCAATAATGCGCCTGTGGGGACTACTCAGGCGTTGATTGAGCAGGGTGCAGCGGTATTTTCAGCTATTCATGCTCGTTTGCACGCTTCTCAGGCGCGTGTTTTGATGGTTTTGCAGCGGATTAACCGTTGGTATCTGGACGAGCAGAAGAAAGGCGACGTAATTGCCGATTTGCCGATCCAAAGGAAGGATTTTCAGCGTAATGGCGACGTAATTCCGGTATCTGACCCGCACATTTTCTCTGAAACGCAACGGATGGCGCAGACGCAGGCGGTTTTGTCACTGTCTGACAAGTATCCGCAGTTGTTTGACCAGCGTGCGGTGGTTGGAAGGGCGCTAAAACAGTTGAAGGTGCCGAATATTGACGAGTTGATGCCGCAATATCGGAAACCAATTGAGCTTAATGCCGCAGATGAGAATGCCGCGATGGTTATGGGGCATCCTGCTGTTGCCTATCCGCGCCAAGACCATATTGCTCACATCCGTAGCCATCTGGAGTTCTTCCAAAACCCGCTATTGGGGTCGAATCCGATCATGGCACCGATGTTTGTGCCTGCTGCCATTGAGCATTTGAAGCAACACATCATGCTTTGGTATACGCAGTCTGTCCGTACGTATGCCCTGAAGCCTGCTGGTCTGGATAAAGAGAAATATGAGGACTCTAAACTGGCTCCTGAGATTGATCGCGTGGTTGCTGTTGCAGCGCAGCACGTTGGTATGGATTCTCAGGAGATTTTGGCTCCGTTCATGCAGACGATGCAGCAGATGATGCAGATGGCGCAGAAGTTCAAGCCGCAGCCGCAGATGGATGGCGAGGCTCAGGCTGTGTTGCAGGCGTCTATGGCTGAGACTCAGCGCAGGGCGCAGCGTGATCAGGCTGACATTAAACTTAAAGCCGCTCAGATGCAGCAGGATATGCTGGAGCAAGGCAAGAAGCAGCAGTTTGAGGCTGCACAGAATACCGAGAAGTTATTGACTGAAGAACGGCTGAAGACGCTGGATTTGACGGTTGATGCTGCGCGGTTGAAGAAGGAGCAGGGGGAATCTGCAATTGCCCTGCAAAACGAGTTGCAACGTAACTTAAACAAAGGAGTGTGACATGGCAACGAGCGATAAAGAGCAGAAAAGCGTAGAAGTGCCGCAACACAAGCGGATTGCAATGGGTGAGAAGCTTGATGGCACCAGTTATCAACCGAAAGGCGACAGCCAGAAAGGAATCGAAGAAAAGAATAAATAATGCGCTATGTAGAGGACTTTATTGGCGGCATTAAGGCTCGACAGGCTGAAATAAGCCATTCACTGACTGCTGGAACAGCGGTTGATTACGACTCTTATTGCCGTCTTGTTGGTCATCATGCAGGGCTTGCAGAAGCTCTTATGATCCTTGATAACTTGTTGAAGGAAGATGATGATGGAAATGAATGAAGAGTTGAAAGAGGCGTTTCCGGAGATTGACCCCGGTGCGAAGCCTCTGGGAGCGCGTATTCTTGTTCAGCTTCGTAAGCCGAAAAAGAAAATGACTTCCTCTGGTATTGTTTTGGTGCAGGAAACGAAAGAAACCGAGAAAGTCCAGAACGTGGTGGGCAAGGTAGTGGATATTGGCCCGCTGGCGTTTAAAAAGCGCGATACGATGGAGCCGTGGCCGGAAGGTTCGTGGTGCGATAAGGGTGACTACCTGCGGTGTCCAAAGTGGACAGGTGACCGCTGGGAAGTAAAGTTGCCTGACGCCGTAGACGAGGACGATAAAGTTGAGTTCCTCATTCTTAACGACCATGAGATTGTCGCCAAGATTACGGGCAATCCGCTTTCTGTGAAGGCTTTCGTATGAGCGACCAGATCGAAAAGCCTGAAGAGCAGGCAGAAGAAAAACTGGTAGTCCAAGAACAACAGGACGGTAGTGTAACTGTTGAGGGAATACCAGAGGTAGAGGCAGAGGGCGAAGATAAGCCCGAGCAGAAGGCAGAAGATAAAGCTGAAGGTGGTGAGGTTCCGGAAGACGGTGGTGACGATCATCCGGACGATACTGAGGCTATTCGTGCTGCGCGTCGTGAGAAGCGCAAGCTGAAGAAGCAGTATCACCGTCAGCAGCAGGCTGAGAAAGACCTGCGTTATAACCAGTTGGTGCGTCAGAATCAGGAGTTGCTACAGCGTCTTTCGGCGGTGGAGCAAAAGACTCATGGTTCTGAGTTGGCGCGGGTAGATAAGGCGATTGAGGATCATCAAGTTCGCCTGCAATACGCCAAGATGAAGATGGCTGAGGCAGCATCTTCTAATGATGGCGAGGCAATGGCTAATGCTCAGGAGATGTGGTACGACGCCCGCCAGAAGGTGGAGGCGTTGGAAAACCTGCGTAGGCAGGCTGCACAGCCTCCGAAACAGCAGCCGATTGCGCCTGACTTGGCTATCCAGCGTAATGCTGCTGCTTGGATGGAGCGTAACGACTGGTATGACCCACAGACTAAGGATGTGGATTCCAAGATTGCAAAAGTGATTGATGAAGGTCTGACTGCTGAGGGTTACGACCCTCGTTCTCAAGAGTATTGGGAAGAGCTTGACAGTCGCTTGCAAACTAGGTTACCGCACCGTTATACTGATGAAGCAGAAGAGAAAACTGTTGTCAAGAGACCGAGGAGTGCCGTTATTGGATCAGGGCGAGAAAGTGCAGCGAGTAGTGGAGGGCGTAACACGTTTACGCTTTCAGCGGATCAAGTCCGCGCCATGAAAGATGCCGGAATGTGGGAAGACCCCGCACTTCGCGCCAAGATGATTAAACGATACGCTAACGAAGCACGCCAAAGGAGATAACAAATGGATTCTCGTCTTAAAAAGAGTTTGAATGCTGGTGGGCGCGAGACCCGCGCTAGTCATGATTCAGTTCGTGAGGCACCGCAAGAGAAATTTGTCTCATCTGAAGAACGTCGCAAGATGTGGAAGGATGAATGGACACAACGAGCATTGCCTGCTGTTCCGGATATTCCGGGGTGGCACTTTTGCTGGTTATCGACGACCAATGCGTATGACAGTATTGATAAGCGAATCCGACTCGGATATGTGCCTGTGAAAGCAGAAGAGATACCGGGGTTCGAGAATAATCGCGTAAAGTCTGGTCAACACGATGGTTATATCGCGTGTAATGAAATGCTTCTCTACAAGCTTCCTATGGATATCTATCAGGAAGTAATGGCAGAGATGCACCATCATGCCCCGCTTGAAGACGCGGAAAAAATCCGAGTTCAAGCAGAGCAGATGCAGGGCCGCGATAGCTCAGGCAAGAGTCTGGGTTCGATAGAAGGCGAAGGTTTGGGCGAAATTGATAAACCGATACCTGCTCCAGTATTCGCTGGGTAGGTAACAAATAGGAGTTAATATGTCTTCGACTAATGCTCCGTTCGGCTTGCGTCCTGCTTTTCATCCCTCTGGGCTGGATCGCGCTCAGGCGCTGGCTAACGGTATTGCGTCGGCTTACAACACCGACATTCTCAAGGGTCAGCCGGTCAAGCTGAACAGCAGCGGTAACATCGTTGTTGCAGCGGCTGGTGATTCTTTTCAAGGTGCTTTTGCTGGTGTGGAGTGGACTGATACGACTGGTCGCCGTCGCGTCAGCAACTACTGGCCCGCAAATACGGCGTATGTTGCCGGTTCCTGCGTTGCTTATTTCTACAACGATCCGAACATCGTTTATGAAATCCAAGCGGCTGGTTCGCTGGCGCAAACGGCTATTGGTGATATGGCTGACCTGTCGAACACGACGGCTGGCTCGACCACCACTGGTCTGTCGCAATGCACGCTGTCCACGACTCTCGTTGGTGCTGGTAACTCGGCGCAAATGCTGATTCGTGATCTGGCCCCGTACCCCGACAATGCTTGGGGCGATGCGTACACGATTGTGCGCGTAACCATTAACGAGTCGCAATTCAATGCGTCCGTTAATGCTATCTAAGGGAGGCTAGAACATGCCTGCTCCAATGAGAAGTACTGACTTTCGTAGTATTGTTGAGCCGATCCTCAACGAATGCTTCGATGGCGTGTACGAACAACGTGCCGACGAATGGTCGCGTGTTTTCCGCGAACAACAAGGCATTCCGCGTAACTACCATGAAGAACCGGTTCTTTACGGTTTTGGTGCTGCTCCGCAACTGCCTGATGGCACGCCGGTCACGTACCAACAAGGTGGTGTTCTGTTCCTCCAGCGTTACGTCTACAACGTGTATGGCCTTGCCTTCGCGCTGACGAAAGTGCTGGTTGAGGACGGTGACCACATCCGTATCGGTCAGGTTTATGCCAAACACCTTGCTCAGTCGCTGATTGAGACGAAGGAAACGCTCTCCGCGAACGTGCTGAATCGTGCGTTCAACAGCGCGTACCCCGGTGGTGACGGTGTGGAACTGAACTCGGCTTCGCATCCGATTGTTAACGGCACGTTCAGCAACTTGCTGACCACTGCTGCTAACCTTTCGCAAACGTCGCTGGAACAGATGCTGATCCAGATTCGCCAAGCGGTTGACAACAACGGCAAGAAGATTCGTCTTGTGCCGCGTCAACTGGTGGTGGCTCCGGGCAATATCTTCCAAGCGGAAGTTCTGTTGAAGAGCGTTCTGCGTACTGGCACTGCCAACAACGACCTGAACCCGATCAAGTCGATTGGCCTGCTGGACGAAGGCGCTGCGGTTCTGTCGCGTCTTACCAATGCTTCGGCATGGTGGGTGCAGACGGATGCGCCGGAAGGCATGAAGCTGATGATGCGCCGTGGTCTTGAAAAGACTATGGAAGGTGACTTTGAAACGGATTCGATGCGTTACAAAGCTACCGAGCGTTATACGATCGGCTGGACGGATCCCCGGGCGATGTTCGGCACGCCGGGCGTCTAAGTAATAAGGCTATGCGGGGGTGCCTAAAACCCCCGCACTACACTCGTTAAACTTTTCAAGAAGGAAACGATATGCCGCAATTTAGTGATGATTTGTTTCTGGGTTCAGCCCAGACGTATATGGGGGTTAATACCAACTCTGCGTTGGGTGACCCTTCTTCGATGGATTTGGGCGTTGGCCCCGTTGGTCGCATTTATGTGTGGGACACTGTTCCTGCTGCTAAAGTGGCTAACAATCTGGTTACCAGCACGACTCCTGCCGCTTCAGGCTCTCTGACTCTTACGGCTGGCACTAGCGTTACTTCTGTTACGCTTAACAGTGGTTCAACGGCTTACCAGTTGGATGTTCCGCGTGCTGTGGCTGTGGCGCAAGTTGCTGCTGGCACTTCGCGTAACTTTACTGTTTCTGGTTTTGATTATTATGGTCAAGCCATGAGTGAAGTTATTGCTTCTACCGCTGGTTCGACGGTTAACGGCAAGAAAGCTTTTTTCCAGATTACTGGGATTACGGTGAGTGGTGCTACCACGACTGCCATTACTGTTGGAACTGCCGATATTATTGGTTGTCCGGTTCGCTTCAACGACAAGGGTTACATTGCTCGTTGTGGCTGGAATAACACTTTGGCTGAAGATGCGGCTACGGTTGTTGTGGCTGATGCTACGACTGCTACGACTACGACTGGTGACGTTCGCGGGACTGTTGTTCCGAGTTCGGCTTGTGATGGTGCAAAACGGCTTGTTGTGGCGGTTCTGTTGACGGCTATCCAATGCGGCCCGAATGCTACCCGCGCTGGCGCTCTTGGCGTAACGCAGGCTTAATAGGAGACCAACATGGGTCAGTTCAAATATAACGTCAAGATGGAATCTTCTGAGCCTTCGGTTGTGCTGAAGCTCAAAAAAGGCGGTCATGTCAACAAGAAGGCCGCTGCCAAGTCTGAGCATGGTCACAAGCCAATGCACAAGTATGATGGTGGCGCTATGGACGTTCTGGCGCGGACTCCCGCGATGGTTGGGCGTCCTGCTGTGAATGCGCCTGTGCGTGTTCCGGCTAAACCTTCGCTGGCTGCTCGGCGTCGTGCTATGGCTGCTATGCCTGCTCCTGTTATGAAAGAAGGTGGCAAGGCTGATATCGCGCAAGATAAAGCGATGATCAAGAAGGCTATCAAACAGCATGATGCTCAAGAGCATAAAGGCGGTAAAGGCACCAAGCTGAATCTGAAGACTGGTGGCGTGGCTATGGGTAATGCTGGTGGCTACAAGAAGGGCGGCGCAGTAGCAAAGGATGGCATCATCAAGTCCGAGAAAGGTGTCGGCCCTTACAACACCACTGAAATGCACGAAGCCAAGCCGGATCGCAATTCGGCACCGACTGGCGGTGTGAAGGTGGGTAATGCTGGTGGTTATAAGCATGGCGGCAAGGCTCAGCGCAAAGCCAAAGGCGGTCTTAGCTATGTGAACGGGAATGTGACCACCTCGCACCCGGGTGTGACCAACACCAAGACTGGTGAGGTTACGAAATCGACCAAGCCGGGTGAGTATAAGAAGGGTGGTGCGGCAAAAAAGTATGCTGACGGTGGCCGCGTAGAAGATAGCGGACGCGCCGTCAAGATGCCGCAGGGTCACAAGAAGCCTACTCCTCCTGTTGCAATCAATGAGCTTTCTGGCACCTTCAAAAAAGGTGGTCACGTAAAGCGCAAGTCTGAGGGGGGTTCTGCTGATGAAAACAAGGCATACGAGCGTTGGAAAGCTAACGAAGCAGCGGAAAATCGTGCTGATCGTTCTGTGATGGAAAATCTGCCTTCCAAGCTCGTTGAATTGGGTTCTCGCGCTGCTAAGAAGATTGGTGACACTTTCCGCAATATGGGTAGCGTTACCAATACCGAGCGCGAAGTCAGCCGCACAGTAACGCCTCCGCAGAGAAAGCGTGGCGGGATGTGCTGGGGTGGTAAGGCTAAATAAGGCAAGGGAGCTTCGGCTCCCTGCTTTTTAGAGGATTCCTATGAAAGTTCAAACTGTTTCCAAGTCTGCTGTTGGCTCCAGTTCCGCGCTGGTCATGAACACCAATTGCACCCCGTTTAACGTGGGTTTTGGCGTTGTTGTGAGTGGCACTGTTAATTACACAATTCAACATACTTTTGATGATCCGGCTGTTGGTTTTACGACTTGGTATTCTCATCCGACGATTGCCAGCAAGACTGACAATCAGGACGGAAACTATGCTTTTCCGGTTACGGGTATTAAGTTGCTGATCAATTCGGGGACTGGCACTTATAGCGCCACTTTGAATCTTGTTCAGGCTGGTATTGCGTAATGCCTTACGTTGGGTATACGGGTGTAGCAAATCAAGCAAATACCAGCGATGGATTTGCAAGTGAGGCCAATGCACAAAACCCGCCAACTTTGACGAACCAATGGGGTTTGTATGTTGGTGATACCGGAGTTGTTGACCTGTATCACAACGGAACTCCTCCGGTTACCTTTTACATCCTCATGGAATCCACTGGATATGTTCTCCAAGAAGATTCGTATAAGATTGTTTTGGAGTCATCTTAATGGCTGATCGAGACGCAAATTGGTACAAGATCAGAAATATATGGTATTGCATGAAAAGAAAGTAGAGGTATAAATTGGCTGATCAGAAAATCTCCGCAATGCCATCAGCCTCAACGCTGACTGGCGCAGAGCTTGTCCCGCTTGTGCAGTCGGGTGCTAATGTCAAGGCAACGCTGAACACAATTCAATCGTTTACCTATGGTGCAAATGCGTCGTTTGAAGACTTTACAAACCAGACGCTGGCCTCTGCAAATACGCCTGCGGTGGTGTCATTCAATACAACCGACTGGGCAACTGGCATCACACTGGTTTCTGGTACTCAAGTCAAAGTTGCCAACGCAGGAAAGTACAATTTTCAATTTAGTATTCAATTTGATTGCTCTGATACTCAGTTGCAAGACACCTACGTCTGGTTGCGTAAAAACGGCGTAGACATTGGTGGATCAAATGGTTTGGTTTCTGTCCCTAACAAGCATGGTGGCGTCAATGGTCACGCAATTGTGGGCTGGAACTTCTTCTTGAACCTTGCGGCAAACGACTACATTCAACTGGTTTGGACAGCGACCTCAACAACAATTTCGATTGCAACTTATGCGGCAGGCGTTAATTGGCCTTCCACCGCATCTGTTGTGATGACAGTCAATCAGGTGTCTTAATGCCAGTCAAATCTAAGGCTCAATGGCGTTTGATGCAGGCTGCTGCTCATGATCCTGCTGTAGCCAAGAAAACCGGTATTTCAAAGGGAACCGCAGAAGAGTTTATTAGCGCAACAAAAGCGCCGAAAAAGCTGCCGGAACATAAAAAAGACGGTGGGGGTTTGTATGCGAACATTCATGCAAAACGTGAAAGAATCGCTCATGGCTCTGGTGAAAAAATTCGTAAGCCCGGTCAAGCCGGTGCGCCCACAGCGAAAGCGTTCAAGCAAGCCGAGAAAACAGCGAAAATGAAGTCTGGCGGCGTGTCTTTATCTGTTGGTCGCGGTGAAAAATTGTCTGTTGAGCGTGGTGCGGGGCTTACGGCAAAGGGTAGGGCAAAGTATAATAGGGAAACAGGTAGCCATCTAAAGGCACCGCAGCCGCAAGGCGGTTCTCGCAAGGATTCATTCTGCGCCCGGATGTCGGGGGTTGTGAAGCACGCTTCAGGCGACGCACCGAGGGCAAAAGCATCACTACGCCGTTGGAAATGCCCGGACTGGTAGAGGAATGAATACATGGCTACATCAGGAACCGTTGGGCAAACCGTAATCAATGTACAGCAGCTTATAGATCACGGCGCTCGTCGTTGCGGGAAACTCGCAGAAGAACTGACCTCAGAGCAACAGGTATCCGCAAGGGAGAGCCTGTTTTTCCTGCTTTCCAATCTTATCAATCTTGGCATCCAGTATTGGGCTATTGATAAGCACGTTTTTGGCCTTAATGCCAATCAATATATCTACGAGTTGCCTCTAGGGGCTAATGATGTATTGAATGCGCTATATCGGCGTATGAATCGTCCTACCCCTAATTCAACGGGTGGATATATCAATACTGGTGGTGGTGTTACGGCAAACGCTTTTGATAGCGCGACTGATACCTATTGCCAGCAAACAATTGCGAACGCGGCGCTTGGTATTAATTATGGAACAGACAATCTTGTTTATGCTGGTTCCATTGGTGTTCTTCCTTATGTAGCAAATATTGGTAGTGCAAGCTGGTCTTTTGTGCTTGAGTATTCTTCTGATGGGTCTACGTGGAATACGCTAGAAGATGTTGGGACGGTTACCGTTACCGATAATCAATGGTTATGGTATGACATAGACCCCGGCCAAACCTGCGAATACTATCGAATTCGCGCTTATAACGGTACTACGCTGGCTTTGCGTGAATTCTATGTTGGTAATAACAGCACTGAGATTACGATGGCGCGGCTAAATCGTGACGATTACACGAACCTGCCGAATAAGAACTTTACGGCTAATCAGCCATTCCAGTATTGGTTTGACCGGACTATTCCTAAACCAAAAATGTATCTATGGCCTACCCCTTCTGATCCTTTTGTGCAGATGACCGTATGGTATTCGCGCCAGATTCAGGATGTGGGTGCGCTACAGAATCAACTGGAAATCCCGCAACGATGGTATGAGGCTACTGTGATGATGCTCTCTCACAGGATGGCGCTGGAATTGCCGGGGGTAGCTATGGATCGTATCGGGTATTTGGAAAAGATGGCAGATATGTATCTGTCGCAAGCTGAGGCTGAAGAGCGCGACAAATCTCCGATTTATCTGGCTCCTAACGTGTCGGTATACACAAAATAAGGGTAAATAATGCCCCGTTTCCTAGACACTCGCGGCCTGTCAGACATTGCAATATTTATCTGTGATCGCTGCCGATTAAAGAGGCCGCACGCGGAAGCCAGAAATGATCCGAATTTCCCCGGTCTTTTGGTGTGCGCTCAGGGGTGTGCTGATCAGAAAGACCCTTACCGACTTCCTGCGCGGCAGACAGAGCGAATTACTATTCGTTTTCCGCGTCCGGATGTAAGTGTTGCGGTTAATCCTAACAATTTGACCACTGGTGATTACGGTGGTTATGTAATTTCTACGGATACAAGCGGTGGAATTGTTCAAACCGATGGTAATTTGGATGGTTTGAGCGTGACGCCGCCTACAGAAAATGCCTAACGTAAAAATAACTGATCTACCTGCGGCGCAGCCCCTTACTGGGTCTGAATCTGTCCCTGTTGTTCAGGATGGAATTACGGTTAGGACTACTACGGGGGCTATTTCAGCGGCTCCGTCGCAGACTCAGACGTTCATTACGGTCAATCAAGAGCCTACTTTACCGAATAGCAGGGCGCTTTCTAGCGTTTCTGGCATTGGGATTACGGATAATGGCGCACAATCGACCATAAGTCTGTCTTTGCAGGGTGCTGCGGCTTCTTTAAACGCTGCTGGAGAGGGTTTTGCGGTAAAAACGGACGCCAATACCATAACGCCCAGAACAATCGCTGTAAGTGGCTCTGGAATAGCCATAAGCAATGGCGATGGGCAGGCTGGAAATCCTACGATTAGCCTAGATGGGCTGGTTTTGTCGTTGGCTAACGTATCTGGGGCTGGAATTGCTGCTTTCCCGAATAATGGGACGATAACTCCGAGGATTTTGACCGGAACGGCTGGCAATATTTCCGTTACCAATGGGGATGGCGCTGCTGGCGACCCTGTTTTTGACCTTGTAAATACGGCTGTAACCGCTGGAACATACGGATCATCCTCTCAAATTCCTGTTGTTACGATTGATGCCAAAGGCCGCGTAACTAGCGCATCTAATGCTGCTATTGCCTATACAGGAACGGTTAATTCAGTATCTGTTGCCACTTCTAATGGATTTGCAGGCACTTCCAGTGGGGGCGCTAATCCTGTTCTTACGTTGTCTACGACTGTTACGGGGATTTTGAAGGGAAACGGAACCGCAATAAGTGCTGCCACTTCCGGAACTGATTATGCCCCTGCTACCAGTGGAACAAGCATTCTTTATGGGAATGGCTCTGGCGGCTTCAGTAATGTAACTGTTGGAAGTGGTCTTTCTTTTGTTAGCGGCACTCTTGCTACAACAGGCTCTAGTGGAACTGTTACTTCTGTTGGGGCATCGTTTACTGGTGGATTAATTTCTGTTTCTGGCTCTCCGGTTACTACTAGCGGCACATTAGCTCTTTCTGTCGCAGGAACATCCGGTGGCATTCCTTATTTTTCTGGTGCATCTACTTGGGCATCCTCATCTGTTTTGTCTGCCAATGCTTTAATGATTGGCGGTGGTGCAGGTTCTTCTCCGTCCACAATTACAACTGGATCAGGTGTTTTAACTGCATTAGGGACAAATACAGGGTCTTCTGGTTCTTTTGTCGTTAATGGTGGTGTTCTTGGTACCCCATCAAGTGGGACGCTTACAAACGCTACTGGATTGCCTCTATCAACTGGTGTTACAGGAACTTTGCCTGTAGCCAATGGAGGAACTGGACTTACCGCTGCGCCGACCAATGGTCAGATTGATATCGGTAGTACTGGTGTTGGTTTTGTAAGAACTACTCTAACAGCCGGTTCTAACATATCAATAACCAATGGCGCTGGCTCAATCACCATTGCTTCTACTAGCTCTGGTGGAACTGTTACCAGCATCACCGCTGGAACTGGATTGACTGGTGGAACGATTACTTCCAGTGGAACAATTGCTATAGATAGCACTGTAGCTACCCTAACTGGCATTCAGACGCTGACAAATAAGACTATCAGCGGTGCATCAAACACGCTTACAAATATTGGTAATTCTTCATTGACCAATAGCAGCGTTACGTTTAACGGAACAAGCGTTGCTCTAGGCGGTTCTGGGACTATTACCGCTAATACTACAAATAGCCTCACGTTTAATAACGGCGGTGCTGGCGCTGCATCTGGAACTGCGTTTAATGGTAGCACTGCCTACACCATCAGTTACAACACTGTTGGAGCTTCTCCGCTTGCTGGTAGCACAAGCCTTGTTACTGTTGGGACGATTACATCTGGAACTTGGAACGGGTCAACCATAGGTGTTGGGTATGGCGGGACAGGCCAAACCTCATACACTGACGGTCAGTTATTGATCGGCAATAGCACTGGCAATACGCTTACAAAAGCAACGCTAACTCAGGGAACTGGTATAACCATTACCAATGGCTCTGGAGCAATTACCATAGCCAATTCTTCCCCGATGACGTATCCAGCATCAGGGATACCCAATTCGACCGGCTCTGCTTGGGGAACGTCTTACAGCACTACTGGTAGTGGGACTGTTGTCGCGCTGGCTACTTCTCCGTCTTTTACTACGCCTACATTGGGTGTGGCTTCTGCGACCACTATCAATAAGGTAACGATCACTGCTCCCGCGACCGGATCGACGCTAACTATTGCAGATGGTAAGACCTTAACGGTAAACAACAGTCTTACGCTAAGTGGCACTGATGCTACCGTAATGACGTTTCCCTCTACCAGCCAGACTATTGCTGGATTGGGCGTTGCTCAGACATTCTCAAATACGAATACCTTTTATCAGGTCAACTTTACTGTCAATGCCGTTACTGTTACCTCTAATGCGGGAACGGTTCCGATCACATACAGGCTGAACAACTTCACCAACAGTTCAGCGGCGACGATGACAATAACTTTGGCTACAGCGAGTGCTGTTGATGGTCAAATGTCAATCGTCAGGATTTATGATTTCAGCGCAGCAGCCCAAACGATTAGCTGGGTAAATACCGAAAACAGCACTGTTACTGTTCCTTCTACATCGAATGGATCGACAACTTTGCCTTTGACGGTAGGATTTATGTATAACAGCCAAACTTCAAAATGGCGTTGTATTGCTTCTGCATAAGGTGAAAACGTGAAAATCGACTTTGAGTTTGAAACCCAATACGGGAAATTCGCAGACGCTCTGTGGTTTCCCGATGAACAGCCCATTCCTTCCGATGCTGAGATTGAAGCTATGAAGCAACAGCGTCTGGATAACTGGATTGCGGCTATCACTGCCCCGCCTGTAGACGTTATCGTTGAAGATACACCCCCTGATCAGGGGGCATAGTTGGCAAATCGCTTTTGGGTTGGCGGTACGGGGACGTGGAATACTACGTCCACAACTAACTGGTCTGCCTCTTCTGGTGGTGCCAGCGGCGCTTCTGTGCCTACTGCGGCTGATTCCGTATTCTTCGATCAAGCTGCTACCTATACGGTAACCTGTACCGGCGCTCTAACTTGTCTTGATATCACGGTATCTGCGGGTACTGTGACGTTTGCGGTTGGAACGTCGCCTACTATGGCTATTAGCGGGTCTATGACGCTTGTGGCCGCTACGGTATTGGGCAATATACCGTTTACGTTTAATGCGACTACGACTGGTAAAACAATAACAACCAACGGCGCAAGCATTACTTCAAACGTCACATTCAATGGTTCTGGTGGTTATTGGACGCTTGGTAGCGCATTAACCATGTCTGGTAGCAGAGCTATTACGCTTACCGCAGGGACACTTGATACTTCATCAAGCAATTATTCAATAACGGTCGCTGGTGGTGGTAGCTCATTTACAGTTAACGGAGGCACTTTAAAACTAAACGGGTCAACTTTCACATCTGCCAGTAGCAGTGGTGGTGTTGGCCCGTGGAACGTAACTAGCGGCACGATAACCGCTGGAACGTCGCAGATAACTCTAAGCGGAATTAGCCCTACTACTACATCATTTGTTGGTGGCGGGAATACTTATTACAACGTATCTATAACTAATCCATCTATTTCATCACTTACCTTTACTGGCACGAATACATTTAACAATCTTACGTTGCCGGGTCAATCGACGGTTGGAGTTACACCAGTAATTTTTTCTGCCAATCAAACTATAAACGGAACACTCACAGTATCCGCAGGCACAAATGCCACAACTAGAAACTTCTTTCAATCTGATGTTGTAGGAACAACTCGCACTCTTACTTGTGCGGCAGTTAACTTAACTGACGTAGACTTCCAAGACATAACAATAGCCGGTGCTGCCGCCCCTGCAACTGGGACTCGTCTTGGGAATGCTGCTGGTAATAGCGGGATTACGTTCACTTCAAAGACAGTTTATTGGAACTTGGCTGGGGCGCAACAGTGGACTGCTACTGGGTGGGCTACTTCTTCTGGTGGGACGCCTGCGG